TTAAGCCTGAAAAAGTCTTAATTGCATCATCAACAATGCCGCTTAATGCAAAATATAAATTACAAGTTCGATTTTGATATTTCTCAGTCAAAGCAAGTGAAATTGCCTGAGCCGATATACCTGATAATGAAATCGTAATGCCTCTTGCAGCAATATCGGCTGTTTCCTCAATGCTGGAAATGCCGAGCAACATTCCAACGCCTGTATAAGTGTTGCCACCATAAGTAAGGTTGTCTAATCCGCTCCACAACCTGACAGAGCCTGTATCGAATAACAATTCAACTAGCGTCAACGGCTGAACAGTTGAAGCCTGTAGCCCAGTTGCAAAACTAGCTGAAATTGATCTCGTCATAACGATTCAACCGCTGCAAAAGCTAGACCGTAAAAAGAAGCAGTATCAATAGAAAAGCTGCTTTCAGGAGTTGTTAATCGGAACAACCCTTTTGCAGATGAGACAACCACTGTGCTGTTATCGGTTGGGGATGATCTTAGTGCTGGCCAAATATCAACGCTTACTTCACCAGAGCCATTTGAATTTGCATCAGCCAGAACCTTATAAAGTTGTGAGGTCGATGCCGATCCTAATTGTATGTAATCCCCCGCCTTGAGATAGCCAGTTGCACTATTCGGAGCACCATCAATATTTAAGGTGTTTCCAGTTTGAGATGCACCGTTGACTAACGGAGTGCCGGGCGTTGTAGCAGCCGATCCTCTAGCAGTTGCACCGATTGGATCACCGAGAAGAAAAGTTCCATATTGACCGTAAAGAGAAATCAAAAAACTAATCCAAGTTTCTGCATTCGCTCTTTGCATTGGAGGCAAAGTAACGGTTGCTTCCCATCTCGAACCTTGATGTTGAAGAATCTGTTGCTTGAATGTGAATGGTGAACTGGTTACAGCGACAGAATTTCGAGCAGTCAATGTGATCTGAGCAATGCCTGTAACTGTCGGTAATGCTAGAGGATATGTTATTGCCATGTCTTATCCCCCGAACGCATTTGCAAACTGACCGCCTCGACGTTTTGTATCAAGGATAGCATTCTTAGCGGCATTCGAGATTTGCGGCAACAACTGCTGAATTTCAGCACGAACTGTCTGCTGAACGCCTGTAGAGATATTAATTGTCTGGTTGATAGTCACGCCATCTGAGCCGCCACCAAGTCTATTATTTGGCACGATGGAGCCACTGCTTCCAGACATGAACAGTTCTGGCCCCTTCTCTCCGACGATATATTGCCTATTAGCGGAGACTGGGCCACCATTTGCCCTTAGACCGCCTAAAGCACCGCCAGCTATTGTTGTACGGCTTCCAATGCCACCACCAAGTCCTAATAAAGACAAGAAATTAAACCCGCCTCCACCACCTGTGAACATACCCTTCAAAAGGTTTTGGTAAACCATCATAGAGATCATTTCTTTGATCATTGTTTGAATCAAATCTCTAAAATCCATTTTGCCACTGACAACAAACTCTGCAATCGCATCCGCTGATTTGCGACCGAACCCTTCAAATGCTTGTTGCAGTTCTTTCATTTGATCATCTACTGGAGCCAAATCTTCAGCCATTTTTTTGATATTAGCACCTGCACCAGATGCCTTTTCAGCAAATTGATCTAATCCTGTATATGTAGCAACATTCTGAGCATCAAATGCCTTTTCCGTCCCACTTAACATTTTAAGTCGGTTATCTAAAAGATAAGTATTATATGCCGCACTAGCAGTCGCATCATCAAATGCTTTCATTGAGCCACTAGCAAAACTAGGTGGTGAAGCTATATATGGGTATCCACCAGTAGGAGATGGCCCAGTTCCCGGCGGTTGATAATTTTGCGACCCAGCAGCAAGCAATGCTTGAATTTGCGCTGTTGCTCCAGCGGCTTGAGTAATTATTTTACTCAAAAGATCAACAATCTGATAATTTAATTTGCCATTAAGTGCCTCTTGAATGCTGAGTTTTAATTGAACAAAATCTTCAGATGTTTGAGGCGTTTTTTGAAACTCGGCAAATAATTCTCTAACTTTTGCAATTTCTGAAGGTGAAATAATTTCAACTTTATTTTGACCCTTTGCAAAAGATTTATATGTTGGGGCTTCAAGGGTGCTAACAAGGTCATTTAACACCTGATTAAAACCTTCAAGTTCTTTTGCTTGCTCTCTAATACCTTCAGCAGCTTTAAGTGACCCTAATAATTCTGGGTCAATAGGCTTAACAGCTATTCCTGTGCCAGACTGCGCTCGTAACATTTTTTCCTGATCAGCAACTTTTTGCATTGCTGATACGGCTTGCTGTGTCCCAAAAACAAAATCTTGAATTGATGCAACGCTTGTTTGAAAAAAGTTTGATATAGCTATTCCATAATCTTCAAACGTCGATCTGGTTTGAGAAAATCTTTCTTCAATTTTTGCACTAGCATTCAAAATTGCAGGAACTATTTTATCAGCCGTTAATTGGCCTTCAGCACCAAGTTTTTTCAATTCTCCGACACTAACGCCAAAAGCATCAGCAATCGCACGGGCAACCTCTGGTGCGTTCTCACGCAACGATCTTAATTCGTCGCCCTGCAATACGCCAGATGCCAAGGCTTGTGTAAACTGTGTTACTGCCGACTGCGCTTCAAGAGCGGTTTTACCAGATGATTTGAACGCCTTTGAAAGTGTTTCTGTAATTTTAGCAACGTCACTTTGAGACGTTCCAAGTGTCTCAGTAGAAAATGCAATACGAGCGTAAAGATTTCCAACTTCTGCTAATGATGATCTTGAACGAGATGCTATATCAACAATTTTTTGTTGAGCGATTGCAGTTTGCCCAGAAGTAAGCCCAGCAGACTTGAGGCGATTTGTCATCATCGTCCAAGAATCAGCGTATTCACGGACGGCCCCGATTGCCTCGCCGAGGCTGCTAGCAGCGAGCAACCCAAGACTACCTTTTACAACTCCTTGAAAGGTAGAAAACATTTTTGATGTATTTGAGATATTTCTTTGCAATGCTGCAAATGCCGCACCAGTGCTGTCGGAGGCTTTAAGGTCAATTTTGAGAACTTCACTTGCCACTTTTTGACCTTTCCGACAGATACTCTAAGTATGCAATCCATTCGTGAAACTCAGAGACAGACATTTCCTCTATCTCTGAAATTGTCTTGTGCAGCCGATCAGCAAGAGCAATGATGCAAAATCTCTCGTTGTCGGCTTTTAGTTTTTTAAGTGATCATCAACCGACGGCTCAGTCAGTATCAGATTAGCCACCCGCCCAATGACTTCAGGGTCAGCCGCATTCATCAAGTCGCGCTTATGCTCCAAAGTGAATATTGCATCGCCCTTTTCGTCCCGGCACTTCAAGATAAGAACATCTACTAAAACCCCGATGTCAGCATCTTTTGACGTATTGAAGAGCCTTTTTTTCTCGGCAAGCGTCATTGGTTTTGCATAAACCATCAAAGATTTACCTTCGTCACCCCATTCAGGAACTTCGATAACTTTGATTTCCTTTGCAGAAAAATGCGCTTTAGCCCGATCAATAACACTCATTTTTATTCCTTATGCTAATGTTGATTCTGTAAGCGTGCCTGTACCTTGGAACGAGAATGTGGCTTCGACCATTCCGTCAAATGCAGCAGAGCGTTCGATACTAGTGACTAAAACCGTTCCAGTGTAATATTTATCCGTTGATGCGTTGCCTTCTGGATAAAGATTCAAAGTGACACTTGCACCAGCCGTCAATGCCGATTGTGCTGATTCTGTTTCGTCCCAGAAACAAACAACCGAACCCGTCCAGCTTTTCATACCAGTTTTGAATGTGCGGTATGAATCGCCCATGATCGAATCCTCAATCGTGTCTCCCGTTTCCGTGAGTGTGTACGACCGAGTTTCTGCCATTGTAAATGTGCCGATCTTAACGACACCTTCAGAACCTGAATGATTTGCCATGTTGAATTATCCTTATGCCGCAGTGCCAGTCGTCAAAGCACCAGTGCCTTGGAACGAATATGTCGCCTCAACCATGCCATCGAACGCGGCTGACCGTTCAACGCTCGTTACAAGAGCCGAGCCATAGTAGTATATGTCTCCAGCAGTTGCACCTTCAGCATAGAACTTGATGGTGATGCTTGAGCCAATGGTAAAAGTTCCCTGACCAGTTGTATCAGTCTCGTCCCAATATGCGACGACAGAACCAGTCCAACTTTTCATGCCAGCCTTAAAAGTGCGATAAGAATCGCCCATGATGCTGTCTTCGATGGTGTCGCCTGTCTCTGTAAGCGTCCATGAACGTACTTCTGCAACCGCATTAGTTCCGCTGTGAATGACGCCTTCGCTGCCTGTATGGTTAGCCATTAGTTTCTCCTCAAGCTGGTGACTCAGATTCGGTTTCGGTTGTTCGATAAGTAACTTGGAAAGTCATCTTAACCGAGCCAACAGGTTGTTCGCCTGACGCATTATAATCTATTTCCGTTCCCGTCAAAACCGTATCTTTTGCAAGAGCATTACAAGTAGGATCGGCTAAAATAGCTTCTTCAACGTCCTTGGCAATCGCGTCCAAACTATCGTCTAATCCGCTTGTCCCATTGACCATGCCCTCAAGAGCAAAATCAACCCGGCGAATGATCTTTCTTGGTCGTGACATTGTTTCTGGTTCAGAGGTTTCTGATACCGTGTAGACGAGCAATGTCGGGAGCGAAACTGAAGCGACTGGATACAATCTGGTCTGATAAACCCGCGATCCTGTGCTGGTCAAATTTGACACATTCGTAATGATCCGATCTCTGATTTGCTTTCTGAGATGAGACATTACTGCTTCTCCAGAATCAAGGTTGTCATTCCAGTACCGTCTGACTGAACAACGCGAACTTTATATGTCGATGCGTTGATTACCGCAGTATCATTATATCCTGCTGTCGCTGGCAATGAGGCTGATGTGCAGACAAACCTCGGTTGCGTCGAAACAAAGCCGACATTCGTATTCGCATCCGCTTCAAAATATTCGTTGTCGAATATCCCGACCACAGATGACACGCCGCCAGCCACAAGTGTGTAAGTAGCAGTCGTGCCAAAATCTGTCGTATTGATCATAAAGAGTCGGTCAGCTTCCGTCTCAACACCCATTACTCACCTCTAGGCGTTCTGCCCTTGCGTTTCGTGAACTCAGGAGCGTCACTGAGGCCGATTGACCGATCTGAGACTTCCTGATCAACCTCAACAATGGATGCCTTCTTGGCCCGTCCCATGTTGATCAAATCCTGTGCCTCGCGATCACTCATTTCGATGATTGTGCCAGCATCGCAGAAATCGCCTTTTACAAATGTCGCAGTTGTAATTTCAATCTTCATTGCCACTTCTCCATCATTGGCCCAGACATAAACTTGATGCGCTCTGGATATTTCAGATGAGTGCGAACCAAATCCCAAATCCGTATATCATTCTGATATGCGTTTGCCTTAAAATTTTCATCCACAGGTGAGTGCCAATATCGACGCTTCTGTGCATAGCAATCAAAGCCACATACCTTGATTTCGTTATATCCTAAAAACTCAGCAATCCAAAGTGCCGCTGCACCAGATAATCCGTACTCAGGACAAACGCCTGACCAAACCATCTTTGGATGATCGAACTTGTGGTGAGATACTTTTAAGCATGGATGATCTTTGACTAGTTCCCAGATTGCATGATCGAGGAACACAACGAAATCCAAAGGCAGTAGCAATGCGTGTTGGTTGACGCCGATTAAGTCTACATCCTCTGGCAACCGATAAATGTCTTTGAGGAGAGACGGCCCACCGCCAAGGATAGCAGCCGAGCGTCCTGATCTTGATCCTTCGATCTGTCGAATATCGATCATTTTGTTTCCGAATTAAATTGTTAAAAAAAAGGGACGGTGTGAACCGTCCCTAATCTTCGTTATGTCAGACAGATTAGGTCGTTGTGATGTCTTGGCAAGCCGCGAACGACTCAGCATGACGGACACCAACATCAACGTCTTGGAAGAATGCGAGACGCAGACCACCCGCAGTCGAAAGCGATGCAGTATCGACAACGATGTCCACCCCTGACCACATTCCGATAACCAACTCATTGAAGTTACCATAAATGAGAGCCGAGCAAACGCTTGTGCTGCTTCCTTTGGTGAGTGTCGATGGCACAAGGTTGGTGGAAGCAATGCCATAGCCGAGGAGCGTGTTCAACTCACCAAGGATAAAGTTGCCTTCAACGCCAGACGACTGCTTGGCAGTTGTGCGGAGTTTTGCGGTAACCTTTGGATTGGTGAGGTAGGACAACGCACCCGTGTTTGCATTGGCAATATCAACAGCACGCTGAAGATTGTTGACCATAGCCCACGTTGGAGCACCACCGTTCGTGCCGATTGCAACTGCACCGATGCCGCTTGTTCCAAGGATACCTGTTGGCTCGTTGGAACCACCGCCCTTGATTGCAACGTCATCAATCTTAGCCGCGATCTGGTTAATGATATCGTTGCGGAGCACCATTTCGACCGATGGGTCGGACTGGATGATCATACGACGAGAAATATCAACATAACCAGCGACAGTCCTTGGCTGCATTGTAAGCTGACCGAAAACAGGAGCACCTTCAGTTGGTGAAGATGTTTCAGCAACAAACGCAACAGTTGTCTTGGTGGCAAGTTTTGGAATCGCTACGTTGCCCTGAAGGCCAGTCAGCATCGTTGCACCGAGGCCAGCAGTGACGAGAGTGTCACGCAGAGCATCAATGAACAGGTCGCCACGCTGATCAGTACCGATCATGTAGCCACCCTTAGATGTGCTTGTTGCTGTGCCAGAGATAACATCACGCTTCGACCAAGCCATGTCCGATGGAACATAGAAACCACGGGCAGTGCGGCCTACACGCTTGCCGATTTCGTCGGACAGTTCACGCTCAAAACCAGCCTCAGACCAGTCCTGACGAGCCTGAGCGTTGATTGCACGCATAAGCGAATAAGAAGACCGCTCACGCTTGTTCAAGCCAACTTCGTGCGAACCGTTGCCAAGTGCTGTGCTGCCGAAAGATTCGATCAATTCACCACGGAACTGCTCAAGCGACAGACCACGGGCGATTGCCTTTTCAGCAATGTCACGCTTATTGAGACGAGCACCTGTCTCAATGTCCCT